CGATGTCAACAGGATCACCCTGCTTGGACATCTTGATCTTCTGTCCGCCAACGCCTTCGCGTGTAATTGTCTTACCGTCAATTGTTGCCTGAACAGAAACATGAGCAACGATAGATGTCCCAAGTTGTTGCCAAGACTTAACAGTGAACGACCAGTTTTCAACACCAATGATTTTATTCATTCGCGTAATTACTTCACTGATTGGAATATAAATCAGGTTGGTGCCACCTTTGTTCAACCTGCGAACCATCTCTGGCGGGAAAGATTCTGCTAACTGTTGGTAAATCTCGCTCATGTTATTTTTCCTTCCGTACGATGATGCTTGTTTTTAGTTCTCCAACTTCGCAATATTGATCTGCGTTAATGCCAAGTTTGGATAGTTCTTTAACCCTCCAATATGAAGGTTGTACATATTCCAAGAGTTTCAATGCTATTTCTTCTGAGGTCATAATGACTTCACCCGTGTCCATGTCAACGGAAAGATCTCCTAGCCTGCGTAGCACTTCTGATGCAATATCTTCATGCTTCCAGCCTTTGCGGTCAAACGCGGACTTCTTTTCAATCACTTGCCCGTTTGAAGCGGAGTGTTCGGAAGCATCAATTTTGTCGGAAAACAGGTTGGAATACTGTGTAAACACTGACGAAATGTCACCTTTAATTGCATGCAGCAAAACTAATGTATCGCACCAAAGTTGTTCGTCATCTTGCTCCAAGTTTTCCAAAGCCTTATCGCTGATGGCAATAATTGACTTACGAAATTCCGTGAGAGCGACTAAGCGCTCAGAACTATTCCAAGAGTTTTCGGTCATACTAGGGAAGGGATTTTTGAGTCAAGAGACAAAGAGATACGAACTAGCGTTTCAATGCTCGGTGAGAAATGACCGTTTTCAATTCGGTTAATTGTTTTGCGGTCAACACCAGCAATTTCGGCTAATCCTTCTTGGCTTAAGTTTTGTTTAGTTCTAGTTGTGCGAATCCACTCAGAAAGTAATTCTCTGCTTTGGTTTGTAGCAGTCCGTAACTGTGTTTTTGTTGGCGATTTAAAAGCCTTTTTCATTTTTCCCCTTTTGGGCGATAGTGGTATATGTTTATTTCACACAATGATACTGGCTCTCTTGCGTTGAGGCAACCCCAAACCAGTTAAAAAAGTGAAAGCACCGACAGCGGAGTCAACTTGGTCATCATGGGTGCAAGCCTCTGGGAAAGACGATATTTCGTCCAACCAGTCTGTGATCCACTTCCCTCTTACGAGACGGACATTGCCGTTGGCGACAGCGGCGGCGAAAGGTCTTGCCCTTGTCTCCTTGTCGCCTGATGAGCGGATTCCTTGCAAGTCCCAACCCGGAACTACATATCGTGCATATTGGTCAATTAGTGCTTTCCCCGAGGAGCCCGGTTCCTGCTCCATTCGTATGGCTACCGTTTTCCCGTCTTCCTGAGCGGTCTGCGAAATCAGTGTTTCCACCTTGTCTGATTTAGCCCTAACTTTACGGACATCCATGATGTAGGAGATCCCTTGGTCAAATAACATAAGGGTTCCAACTGTCCAGTCGGGGTCAGTATTACCTGAGTGTGGTTCGGTCGCCGCCAAGTCCCAATACCTGACAGCGCGGGCTTGGGAGGTGATTTCGGGGACATCTGAGCCGTCAATTATTGGGAAGTCGGTTCTGTCAAACAATGTTCCAAGAGTGGTCGCCCACCAGTCACCCATCTCAAGGCGTCGCCTCTCAACAGGGTCAAGGACAGAAAGCGCCTGACGGTATGACTCAGCGTCAATACCCGGGTTATCTGTTAAAAATGATGGAACAAAAAATCTCTGCTCATTTTTACCCTCAACAATAAATCGTTGCCTAACCCAATTAGGGGCTGGGTTGGATGCTGATCTCATTCTGAGCGGAACCTTGGAAAGCGGACCCGAAGCAGGACGGCGCAAACGGGAGAACATATACCTGTAGTCACTTTCACGGATTTCCGTGACCTCATCCATGCCTATGAACTGAAACTCCGAACCCTTATATCTCAAATAATCGTTCGTATTATTGAGATAACCGAAGGAAACACGGGCACCAGAAGGGAAAGTAGCCACATAACTGTTCGCGTTCCAATGGACATCCTCATAGGACATAACCCAGTTACGGAAACGATCCATCAAAGCACCCGGCAAAGCCAAGTCGGCGTAGGTACGACGGAAAAGAATCGCAGAGTAGTTCGGAACATCAACATATTGCAATGCCGCCATCAGCAAGGCGCTACTTTTACCCCCACCAGCAGCCCCACCAAACAGACCCTCCAACGCATAACTACGCAAAAAAACTTTTTGAGTCAGAGAAGCCTCTTCAGGACAGAACAAAGATTCCTTCGGTTGGAGATACTCGTAGATTTTATTCCAGTCAGCCATTAGTCCTCGTAAAAATAGTTAGATACATACTGTAGTATTGCATAGGTCTTTCATTTGCTAAGGTGACGGTCTAAATGAACATTTTACGAAAATTACATTCTTTACTCACGCGCCGCAACCTTGCAAACTGTTTGATGGTTTTATTCGTCGCAGGAATTTCAATAGGTACGGGTCTCATTTTCCTACCAGCGGGCTTAATCGCCCTCGGAGTAACCTGCGGAATCTATGGTTACTTGTTGGGATCTGAATAATGGCTTGGAATAGCGAAAATAATAAAGATCTCAGAAACAGCGCCGAAAAGGCAATGTCTAACCCCGGTGCGCCTATTGCCTTTGACATGGGACGAGTTGGGAAACCATACAAAGATGGTTGGGACATTGATCGTGCATACCGAGAAGGAATGCAAAAAGTTACTTGGGTGTTCCGATGCATAGATGCAATCGCAGGAAACCAAGCACGACTCCCCGTCATACTTCGCAAAGGCAACGACCAGCGAGGCGAGCAAACCAAAGACAACAAGCCTCTACTAGAGATTTTTAACTCTAAATCAAATGACGGAGAAAATTCGTTTGCTTTCAGGTACCGAATTTCTGCGCAACTCTTGATGAGTACCAGAGGCGTATTCATTGAGAAAGTTCGTTCGCGAGACGGAAAAATAATCGCCCTACAACTTCTCCCGCCACAGTACACGGCACCGATTCCTGATTCAAAGAAGTTCGTGCAAGGTTTTGAAGTTGACATGCGCAACGGAACAAAGTTTGTTCTAAAGCCTGAAGACGTGTGTTGGATTCGCAGACCACATCCACTTGATCCATATCTGTCAATGACGCCAATGGAGTCCGCTGGTATCGCTATTGAATTAGAGAACCTGTCAAAACTTTATAACCGCAACTATCTCATCAACGACGGACGCCCGGGCGGTCTACTCGTTGTTAGAGGCGACATGGAAGATGATGACAAGCAAGAGTTGAAGAATAGGTTCCGTGGCAACATTTCGCGAACAGGATCAACAACAGTGATTGCTTCTGAGGCTGGTGTTGACTATGTGGACACATCTGCTTCACCACGAGATGCGGCTTACACACAGATGCGTGAAATTCAGAAAAATGAAATCTTCGCCGCCTTTGGTGTTCCTGAATCTGTAATCGGTAACGCTTCGGGAAGAACTTTCTCTAATGCTTCCGAAGAACTCCGTGTTTTTTGGATGGAGACAATGGCTCCACACCTTCACACATTGGCGCGAGCACTTGATGAACTTGACGATAAATACTATGTTGACTTTGACACCGAAGACATTCCAATTCTAATTCTTGCAAAACAAGAACGCGAACGATATGTGATGGACGAGTTCCAACAGGGTCTAATCAGTCTGAACGAGTACCGTACTGCTACTGGTCGCAAAAAAGTTGATTCTGAACTTGCTGACAGTTTGCTTTCCAACCCGAACCTCACGCCAATTGCGAACACGGAGAAGCCGTTTAAGCCCGAAGAACAACAGCCAGTTGACATGGCGGGTGTTGATCCAAACGCTGCGCCTCCGGGTCTACCTCCACAAGAAGGTGCGATGGAGATGCCTGTTCCTGCACCACCAACACCAGTTCCAGCGCCTGACATGCCTGCTCAAGCAACGGAAACAGCATCACTCACTCCTGATCAGCAACTATCTGAATTTGAGAAGATTCAGCATGAAATGCAACTGAAGTTTGTGCAAGAACTAGAAACAAAAGCCGACACAGACACAGAGCGATGGACGGAAATACTTGACCGTGCCCTTGAGAGAATCTTTGAACGCCAACAGCGAGTCGTTTTGGAGAAGGCTTTTGGCAAACGAGGAATCAAGTCAATATCTAGCGGTGTGCTAACAGTTGACATGATTTTTGATCGCGAGATTTGGGACAAGCAACTAGCAGAAGATCTAGAGCCAATCATTTTGGCTATCTACACTGATGCCAAAGAGTATGTCGCTTCACGCACTAGTAGCAATGTAGTGATGGAGCCACAAGAGGTTGAGAAACTTGCTCAGCAACAAATAGAGCGTATGCAACAGGCAAACACCACAACGGCAGAAGAAATTTCAGCAGCGATAGCCATTGCGCTGATGGAAGAAGATGAAGAAGAGCGTTCGGTGCTTTTGCGCTTGGCTTTGATCGCCATTTTCTTGAAACTAATTTCCAAGCGTCGCAGGGATATTGCTGAACATGAGGCTCAGGCTTCATACAACGGCGGTGTCTTCTTGGCTGGCAAAGAAAACAATGTTGGTATGACAAAAACCTGGATCACCCGTAAGGACTCGCGTGTGCGTAATGCACATAAATTCCTTGAAGGCAAAACCGTTGAGTTTGGTGACGGGTTCATCGTTGATGGTCTTGCATTGCGCTTTCCCGGTGATCCAGTTGCTCCGCCTGCATTGACTTTCAATTGTCGTTGTCGTTTGCGTTTTGGTTTCACTGAATAGTATTTTCAGTAAAACACAGGGGTTATACTTAAAGTGTTCCCGTTTTGGGACTCCAAATAGTTTATTGTTTAATAAACAACTTTTAATTGGAGAACCATGTCTACGACGATGACCGAAACACAGCAATACAAGGCGCTACAAGGTCAGTTCAACATTGACGAAGCGCAAGGCGTAGTTGAATGTTTCGTTGCAGGAATCGGCAACAAGGACAGTGTCGGCGACATCATCGTTCCGGGCGCTTTCACAGACAGCCTTAAGAGGCGCAAACCCCGTGTTGTTTGGGGTCACAACTGGAATGAGCCAATTGGCAAAGTTCTTGAAATGTACGAAGTTCCACCATCGGATCCACGACTTCCAATGAAGATGCGTGCCGCTGGTATTGGCGGTCTATACGCCAAAGTTCAGTTCAATCTGAAATCAGAACGCGGTCGTCAGGCTTTTGCCGATGTTGCTTTCTTCGGAGAAGAGCAAGAGTGGTCAATTGGCTACAAAACCCTTGATGCCGATTTTGACCCACAGCGCCAAGCAAACGTATTGAAGAAGGTAGAACTATACGAAGCAAGCCCTGTTCTTCATGGCGCAAACCAACTTACGGGAACGATTTCCATCAAGTCGTTTGAAGGCAACGACGAAAAAGGTTACATGCGAGAAGAAAATGGCAACATTACTGAAGCGGGTCGTTCGCTTCTTGCACGCTTCATGGCAAGCAATATGCAACGCAACAAGCCACAAGTAGAAGCAAAGCCAGAACAAGACGATGACGCAATTGATGCACCTATGCCAAACCGCAGTCGTGAAGCCAACCTCCCACTTGCATTAGCGAAGAAGTTTGGTGGCGCAGTACGGATTCGTGAATCAGATGCAAATAGCGCAATTTTTGACCACCGTGTAGAAGGTCAAGGCATCATGACGATGCGCGTTTCATACCATTACGAAGATGGACAATTCATGATTGGCGAAGCCACAAGGGTAAAGCCACAGGTTGTTTACATCAATGTTGATGGAGATAAGCCAAGCGGTTCTGACGCTGAACGCAGGTACGAAGACCGATACAACC